CACCTGACTCTTAATCAGGGGGTCGCACGGTTCAATCCCTGCTCGGCGGACCAACCATAGGGAGTCATGTTGGAAACAGCATGGCTCCCATTTTTTATGCCTACGAACAAGGGTTTTCCAGACGTTCACGTCTTTGGAAACAACCCACCCTCTGGAAAGCAACTGCTCCAGTCGAAACCAGAGGGGCAATTTTGAAAGAAAGGTCGGTGATATGAATGGCAAAGTTCCAGAACCCCGGAGCGTTCTTCCTCGGAACTCTGGTTGCTCAGGAGCAGAAATTCCTGAAGCCGCTGATTGAAAACGCCCGCAAGCAGGGGTACACCCGGTTCGTTGAGCCGTGCGCCGGCGCTTTCGCCATGTCGCACATCGCGGCGCAGTGTGGGTACAAGCCCAGCGAGATTGAGGCCAGCGACGTTTCGATGTTCACCTCCATCATGGGATATGCCATCACGGGCCAGTCCCTTGAGGAGCTGGAAATCAGAGCGGACGGCTTCACGAATGAGGAGCTGCTTGACCCTGCGGTTGCGCTCTATGCACAGTTGTACCTGCGGACTGTGAAGAACGCCGGGAAGGAATACTTCTACGGCATCATGCGCGATCTGGAATACCGCAAGGAGGAGCATCTGGCGGAAATCCGCGCACAGCTCGACAGGGCCAAGCAGTCCTTGCACGGGATGAGCTACAGCCCGCTGGATATGTGGAAGCACCTTGAAACGTGCTATGATGACCCCCACTGCCTTGTGGTTGCAAACCCGCCCACCTATGCCGCTGGATTCGAGAAGTGGTACGACACCGGCGGGCGCATGACATGGAAAGAACCTGAGTACGGCATCTTTGACCCAAAGACCGGGCTGAACGATCTGTACGAAAAGATGAACGATGCCAAGTGCCTTCTGATGTGCTACGAGGAGAACGCCCCGGGCCTCACTGCCGGGCATCCTGTCTTTGCTCGGTATGGTGTGCGTGACGGCATCAACGTGTACCTGACTACCAACCGCCCGGATGAGGCGACCATGCTTGCCGAGGGTAAAATGATTACCCGCCCGAACGAGGGCAAGCTGGAGCCGCTGGATTGCAGCATCCTGCCGCGTGATTATGAAATCACCCGCAAGAGCAAGATTCAGATTACCCAGATCGAGCGCACAGCCGCCCAGTATTATAGAAAGCTCTGGACGCACAACTTTGTCGGTTCGTCTGCGCCTATCAACATGGCCGTCCTCATCGACGGCAAACTGGCTGGCGTGTTCGGGCTGGATAAGTCAGCGCTCACGATGGGAGCCTTCGGTACGCAGGTTTCCGATGCTGTGTTCCTCATGTACGGCATGACCGTCCCCCACAAGACCTACCGGCTGGGGCGGCTGCTGACCATGCTTGCACAGAACAGGCCGCTGATTATGAACATCTGCACGGATTTGGAGAAGGAAAAGGCCAAGTCCCTCAAGACGGTGCAGATGACCAAGTACCCGGAGGCCAAGGAAATGCGGGGGCTGATGGAGTTGACCAAGAAAGTCCCGGATAAGAAGATGGGCTACCGGCTCACATACGAGTCGCCCTTGTACGATAGAAACGCCAAACAGGCATTGAATGAATGGTTAGGGAGGGAAGAACGATGGCAGAAACAGCGCGAGAAAACCAAGTCAGCAGCGCAGCCGTAAAGTATGAAACGGTCGCCGACATGGGTTCGGGGCTGGTCATCGCCAAGGTAAAGCTGACGGATTTCAGGGAGCAGGACATCAACGCCCGCATTATGAAGACCGAGATGCAGAAGCAGCTCACCGACAATATCAAAAAGCGGGGACAGCTCGAAAGTCTCCCGTTCTGCGCACTCATCGACGGCAAGATCGAGATTATCTCCGGCCACCACCGCATCCGTTCTGCAAAGGACAGCGGTGTGCTGACGGAGCTTTTTGTCATTCTGGACACCACCGGCCTGCGGCGCTCTCAGGTGGCTGCAAAGCAGTTGGCGCACAACGCCATCAGCGGCTTTGATGACCAGTCCACCCTGAAGGAAATTGCCAAGATGATCGACGATGTTGATGATATGCTGGAAAGCTACATCGGCAAGGACATCATCGGCGAGCCTATGGCCGAGCTTGAGAAGCTGCTGTCCCCGAAGGTGGAGTTTGACTGGAAGAACGTCACGTTCACCTTCCTGCCGCACCAGCTCCGCGATTTGGACCAGCTTGTGAAGGTTCTGGGTTCTCTCAGCCCCGATATGCTGGGCGTTGCCGATATTGACCAGCACGAGGAGTTCATCGAAACCATCACGAAGTATCAGCAGTTCGCCAATGTCAAGAACACCGGCGCTGCTATCCATGCGATGATTAAGGCCACGGAATCCCTGTTCGAGGACCTGCACTTCGACGAGAGTCAGGAGTGGGTGCAGCTCCCGAACCTGTTTGGTTCCCCGGCTATCCCGAAGGAAGCCGCCGACACCATCGCACAGGCTCTTGACAAGATGGTCAAGGAGGGCGAGATCGGCCCCAAGAACAAGTGGCAGGCGCTCGAATACTGGGCTGCGGATTATCTGGCAGGGAAGTAGGTGATAGCAAATGCCTACGCCTCTAAAGTACAATCCGGCGTACCACGATGACTGGGCATGGTCGCTTGCTATCAAGGGCGCAACAGATCAGGACATTGCTGATGCCTTCCATGTTTCGCGTAGGACCATCATCCGCTGGCGGCAGACATACCCGTCGTTCAATGAAGCCTGCCAGCACGGGAAGGAAGTCGCCGATGCAAAGGTGAAGCGGTCGCTGTATGAACGTGCCGTAGGCTTCGAGTATCAGGAAAAGGAAAGCGTCATCGACGTAGACCCCCGGACGGGCGAACAGAAGCCGGTGCGGGTCCGAACGCTCACCAAGAAAGCCGTCCCCGATACGATGGCGCAGATGTACTGGCTCAACAACCGATGCCGGGATGAGTTCTCCCAGACCCAGAAGGTTACGCTTGACGGAGCTGTTCAGACATCCCCGTTCGATAACCTGACGGATGATGAACTCCGCCGTCTGGCTCAAATGGACGAGAGCCTTGATGGCGACGCAGAATAATGTTTCGCCTGCCAAGCGCAAGTACCTCGGCTCCAATGCCCGGATTGCGCTGGCGAAACGGCACTACGCCGATTATGTCCAGTACGTCCACATGGGCAGGTGGAAAAGAGCCAGACACCTTGACCTCGTGTGTGAGAAGCTGGAAAGCATCATGGAGGGAAAGACCAAGCGGCTGATGATATTCATGCCGCCGCGCCACGGCAAGTCCATGACCGTGACCGAAACCTTCCCCTCGTTCTATCTGGGCAAGAACCCTGAAAAGCGGGTCATCGAGATCAGCTACAGCGGCGACCTTGCTCAGCAATTTGGCAAGCGGAACCGCGATAAGGTCGAGGAGTTCGGTCCTGCGCTGTTTGGTCATACCATCTCCCAAGTGCAGGCCACCAAAACGAACTGGAACCTCGACAACGGCATGGGCGGCATGATCTCCGTTGGTATCGGCGGCTCCATCACCGGCTATGGCGCAGACCTGCTTATCGTCGATGACCCCATCAAGAACCGCGCCGAGGCTGAATCTGCCACCTACCGCGATAAGCTGTGGGACGAGTACCAGTCCACGGTGAGTACCCGACTGCACGCAGGCGGCGCTGTTATCATCATCCTTACCCGCTGGCACGAAGATGACCTTGCCGCCCGGCTCCTGAACCCGGAGTACGGCAAGGTTGAGGACTGGGACATTATCTCGCTCCCGGCCATCTGCGAAGACCCGGCTACCGACCCTCTGGGCCGTGAGCTAGGCGAGGCGCTGTGGCCTGCGGGCGGCTACGACGAAGCATGGGCTGCACAACAGAAAGAGACCGTCGGTACATACGCATGGTCTTCTCTGTATATGCAGACCCCCACACCAAGCTCCGGCGGTATGTTCAAGAGAGAGTGGTGGAAACGCTGGGCGGCGCTGCCGTCCGGCCTGCATGACTTCATCCAGTCGTGGGACTGCACCTTCAAGGACAAGGACGGCTCGGACTTCGTTGTCGGGCAGGTCTGGGCAAGGAAAGGCGCAGACCGCTATCTGCTCGATCAGGTGCGTGGCCGCATGAGCTTCACAGAAACGCTGGATGCCATGCGCGGGCTTTCCTCCAAGTGGCCCCAGACCACAAGAAAGCTGGTCGAGGACAAGGCCAACGGCACGGCGGTCATCGACGTTCTGAAGAAAGAAATCCCCGGAATCATCCCGGTGGAGCCGTTTGGCGGCAAGGTGGTCCGCGCCCATGCGACCACCGCGGTGGCTGAAGCTGGAAACGTCTACATTCCAGCGGCATCTGCCTGCCCGTGGGTGATGGACTTTGTGGAAGAAATGGCCGCGTTCCCAAGCGGTGCGCACGATGACCAAGTTGACTGCTATTCGCAGGCGAACGCCTACTACAACGACAACACGTTTGATATTCGTTCGCTGATAACGTAAGAAAAGAGGTGAATGCAATGCTGATTATTTTCTCGGTCAATGACCAGAAAATCACCCATGACCTGAAAGGCCAACTTGTCGCAGGCAGCGTAGACATTGTGCAGGCTGCGTTCAAATTTGACAGCTCGTGGGATGAACTGGACAAGATCGTCGTCTTCACGAGCAGCGCTTGTCCCAAGCCCGTCCCGGTGCAGTTTGCCGATGAGGCGTTCTACATCCCGAAGGATGTGCTGAAGCCCGGCAAGCTCTACGTTTCCGTGGTCGGTTTCGGGCTGGACGGCCGGAAGAAAACTACGCAGAAGTGGGACATCATGCAGGCTATCACCGTTCAGAAGTGCGGCGATGGCGGCGATTGTGACCTGCTGCGATATTTGGCACAAGGTCAGGTCGCCGACGGGAAAGTCGCAAAGGACGAAGAAGTCAAAGATATGCTGGACACTGTGTTTGGCAAATCGGAAGCTCCCAAACCAGACCCCGGTGGCTCGGACTCCAATGACAAGAACGTCAGTGAGGACGATGTCGCCACTGATAAGGACGTGACCGATATGCTCGACAAAGTATTCGGTTGATGTCCTCTCGCCCTCGAAAGAGGGCCTTAATTTGTCATAGCGGTATGGAAACTGCTGTGAAATAAATTTTGGAGGTATGCAAATGCCCGTATCCGCAAGCAAACTTGTAACCCTCGCTCAGTTACAGGCGCAGGCGGAGAGAGTGAAGCAGGAGCTGGCGAAGTACACGCTGGAATCCGAGCTTGGCTCCCTCGCCAAGAAGAGCGAAATTTCGGAAGCTGATCTCTCGGCTGCTCTGAAGTCCGTTATTGACGGAAAGATGGATGCAGCAGACAGTATGACGACCAAGGCAATCAACAGTGCCATCGCCACCGCCATTGCAAAGTCTGCTCATGCACGCTTCGAGAAAGTTGAGAAGGTTCCTTCCAACGATGAGGCGCAGGATAATGTGCTGTATCTGGTGATGAATGCTGCCACCGGGTACTACGACATTTACGCTAAGGTCGGTGAGGAAGTCGTCCGTCTGGATGATACCACCGTTGACCTGAGCAACTATGCGACCATCGAACAGCTGAATGCCGTTTCTGGCGGCATTGGCGGCACGGTGTATGCAGGCACGAAGGAAGACCTGTCTGCATCCGATGATTCGGTTATCGCCGCGTATTTCAAGGCGCACACCGACGTGGCCGTCAAGAAGGGCGATGTCTTCGTGGTCACGACAACCGTTGGCAACTCTACCTACGAGAAGTCCGCCTACTTCTACGACGGCAAGGCGTGGGTCGCCATGACCGGCAACGTCGATGCTGATAAGGTCATCCTGCGGGATAACATCACGTTGGCCGGTGGCTATACGCAGGTGGGCAACCTGACCAAGAGCCAGAACGGCACGTCAATCTTCTCCACCAAGGGCAAGAGTGTTATGGATGCGCTGACCGAAATCTTCAGCAAGCGCCTCCAGCCCACCATCACCGCCCAGCCGTCCATCGGTACGTTTACCCTGACCGGTGCTGGTGCAGTTGAGGCTGGCACCAAGGTAGCTTCTGCGGCCTACTCTGCTGCATCCCTGAATGCAGGTTCCTATCAGTACGGCCCGGCCACCGGCGTTACCGCCACCAACTGGAAGGTCGAGCGTATCACCAATGCGGCCACCACGCAGGTGGCTACTGCTGATGCAGCATCCCTGACCGCTGGCTCTGATAACGCCGGTGGCGCGGGCTTCATCATCGGCGATGCAGGCGGCGATAATGCCGTGTCCAGCCTGAAGTACCGCGTCACCGCCACCCACGGCGCAGGTGTGACCGCAAAGGATAATCTCGGCGCGGCATCCAGCCCTGTCGTGGCCATTGCGGCCGGCACTAAGACCAAGGACACCGGATCCTACAGCCCGTTCCGTAATGTGTTCTATGGCACGTCTACCGGCAAGCCTGCTCTGGACAGTGCGGCCATCCGCGCACTGGGCAAAACCGGCAAGGCGTACGCAGCCGGTACGCTGACCCTGAATGTTCCTGCCGGTACGCAGCGTGTGGCCATCGCCTGCATTGCTACCGCAAAGGGAGTCACCAAGGTCATCAACGAAACCGCGATGAACGCGGATGTCACCAGCACCTTCACCAAGTCTACCGTGTCCGTCGAGGGCGCAAATGGCTATGCGGCGAAGGATTACAATGTCTGGGTCTTTGAGCCTGCCGTTGCCTATGGCAATGCCGCAGTCCTCAAGGTTACGCTGGGCTAAGAGGGGAGGAACTGAACATGGCTGTGAACAATACCGCAAAGACCTACTCCAACATGGAGTTCCCCCTGAGCATGAAGCGTCAGGACGCTTTTTCTCTTGACCCTACCTGCGTGTGGCCGTCTATGGCTGACGCGCAGAACTATGCGAAGACGAACCCGACCGCCTACATCGGTCAGGTCCTCTCCGTGGTCGTGGACGGGGTTGCCACCTCGTACACCATCCAGAACGCCGCCGGTGATCTCGCCCCGCTGGGCGCTGCGGCGGTTGACATCGCAACCGATTCTGAGGTGAGCGAAATGCTGAGTGAAGTATTTTCCACCGATAACGCCTGATAAAGATATGGAGGAATAACGATATGGCATACAATGAGGAAAAGCTGGCCCGCCTGAAGCACCTGAAGCAGCTCGCACAGAAAGCTAAGGCCGAGAGCGACGCTGTTGCTACTCGTGTTAAAGCTCTGGAAGATGCTGGCGCACAGGCCAACGTGCTGGAGACCATTAAGGTCAACGGCGTGGTGCAGAACATCGAGGATAAGGCTGTGGACATCAAGGTTCCCGGCTACACTGTGGAGAAGTCTGAGAAGTCCGGCGACTATGCTGCTGTCTACCAGCTCATGAAGGATGGCGTTGCCGTTGGCGCGGCTATCAACATTCCGAAGGATATGGTGGTTAAGTCTGGCTCTGTTGTGACCAACCCCACCGGCCAGCCCAAAGGCACTTATATCAAGCTGGTTCTGGCAAATGCCACCAACGACACCCTGTACATTGATGTCGGCGGCCTGATCGAGTACGTTACCTCCGGCTCTGCTGCGGGTGATATGGTTGTCATCGCCATTGATGAGCAGACTCATAAGGTCACCGCATCTATCACCGACGGCGCAATCACTAAGGCAAAGCTGGAGACCGAGGTGCAGACCGCCCTGAACAAGGCCCATGAGCACGCCAACAAGGCACTGCTGGACACCTACGACCAGACCAACGCCAACATCAAGGATGCCGTCAGCAAGAAGCACTCTCACGCCAATGCGGCCGAGCTGGACAAGATCGCTACCGGCGATAAGGAAAAGTGGGACGCCACCTCCACCAAGGTTGAAGGTATTGCTGAGGGCGCTACCAAGGTCGAGGCCGGCACCACCGAAGGCAATATTAAGATCAATGGCGTGGAGACCGCGGTCGTTACCATCGCCACCGACGCTGAGGTCACTGAGATGCTGACCGAGGTCTTTGGCGCAACCGCCTGATAACCCATAAGTAAGAATGCAGCGGCAGGGAAATGGACTCCTGCCGCTGTTGTTTTTGGAAAGGAAAGCGAACATGAGCGACAAACTCAACACGCTTGAAGCGCTTAGGCTTGCTTCTCTGAAGGCAAAGGGTTACACGGCAGAACAGATTGCAGCGTTGGCTTCTGCGATGGAAGACATCATCAAGGACATCAACGATTCCCTGAAGACCTGCGAAGATCATGTACAGTCGGCTCATGCTCCCGCCAATGCGGAAGAAAACGTCATCGTCAGCATTCAGCGCAACGGGCAGGCAATCCCTCCCGACAACAAGGTCGTGAACATCGTGGTGCCGACCAAGACATCCGCTCTGGAAAACGACTCCGGCTACGCTACGACGGACGATGTAGACGAGCGAGTAAACGGAGTAGGGCATCTGAAAGCCGTCCCTGTCGATGCTCTCCCTGCACCCAGTGAGGCCAACGCTGACACCATTTATTTCCTTCGTAAGAACAACAGTGAGGCTGGGAAGCAGTACAGAGCGTACAAGCTCATCCACGGCATCTTTGAGATCGTTGGCTCTGCCGAGGTCGATATCACGGGCTACGTCCAGAAGGAAACCGTGGAAAAGGCCGATGATAGCATCATCAAGAGCATCTACAGCAGCATGATCTCGCCTGCCGAAAAGTATCTGGGAAGCGGGAACCTTTTGCTGTTCTGGACGATGCTGAAGGAACTGCTCAATGGTCATGAGTCCAACATCAATGATCTGCTGGCCCGCGTGAAGCTGCTGGAGCTGATTCTCAGCGCCGATGTTACCGGCAATCCGTACTACGTCACCTTTAACACCCTGACAGATGTTGTCGTGTCCAGCGGTATCTGGAATGAGGCCGATGGACGCATTGAGTTTTAACAGGAAGGAGGGAGCGCAATGCACATACCTGAAGATGAGGCCGAACGTCGGCGCTTAAATGAGCGGGGACGCGAAATCCTGCGGCGAAAGAACGGCGCTGTGCGTCCGCATCGTGAGGATGGCTATGTGAACCTCCTGAACAAGTACGGAACCAAGCAGGATAACTCCGAGGCGTACAAGTTTGAGCGGGAGCCGGTCATTCCTGATATGCAGCTCACTGGGCTGTATGAGGGCAACGGTCTGTTCTCCAAAATCATTGATACGCCTGCCGAGGAAGCGCTGAAACATGGCTTCGACCTGAACCTGAAAAGCGATGAGGTGAATGCCTTTGTGGAAGATGCTCTGGATGATCTCGAATGGGAGGAGAAGGCCGCCACCGCCATCAAGTGGGCGCGACTCTACGGCGGCGCTCTTATCGTCATGCTGATCGACGATGGGCGCGGGCTGGAAGAGCCTGTTGACTGGGAACATATCCGCAGCATTGATGAACTGCGCGTCTATGAGCGCTCCATCGTGCAGCCCGACTACGCCAGCCTGTACCAGCAGGATTACGGCGGGAAGGGCGTTGGGAACCGGGTGTCCAAGTGCGGACAGCCGGAATATTACTATGTTTCCAGCATCTACGGTTCCTTCAAGGTTCATGAGAGCCGCTGTCTGGTGTTCCGCAATGGTGTTCTGCCGGAGCAGACCTCCAATGCAACCTACCTGTTCTGGGGGATGCCGGAGTACGTCCGCATCCGCAGGGCACTGCGGGAAACCGTGACTGCCCACACCGACAGCGTAAAACTGCTGGAGCGGAGTGTTCAGGCCATCTACAGCATGAAGGGGCTTGCCTCTCTGCTGACCACAGATGACGGCGAGAACCAAGTGCTGAAGCGCCTACAGCTTGTAGACACTTCCCGTGGCCTGCTGAACAGCATCGCCATTGACTCCGAGGGAGAGCAGTACGACTTCAAGACGTTCCAGTTCTCTGGCGTGAAAGATGTCATTGACGCCACCTGCAATATGCTGTCGGCGCTGACAAACATCCCGCAGACGATTCTGTTTGGCCGGTCCCCGGCCGGCATGAACGCCACCGGCGACAGCGACTTCGAGAGCTACTACAACTTCGTGGAGAAGATTCAGCGGCTGATGCTGAAACGCAACCTCCGCACCCTGCTGGATGTCGTGTTCCGGGCGGGCATCGCTTCAGGTGATGTGACTGAGGAACCCGACTATAAGCTGGAGTTCAAGCCGCTGTGGAGCCTGAGCGATACCGAGCAGGCGGCGGTTGACCAGACCAAGGCCCAGACGGAGCAGATCAAGGCACAGACCGCGCAGCTCTATGTCGATATGCAGGCCGTTGACCCCTCCGAGGTCCGCAGCCGCCTTGCATCTGATGAGGAGTTCGATGTCGAAGACATCATCTCCGGTGACGATGAGAACGACCTGCTCAAGTCCCTACTGGGCACCGAGCCGAACGCCATGAGCGACGTGGAAGCAGCCCAGAGGAATCTGGAGCAGGCACAGGCACCGGGCGGCGCAGAGCAGAGCATTCAGGCAGCGCCACCCCCTGCGGCCAATGCTGATGCAGCCGACACCGATTATGGCGTCGGCGTTCTCGTTATTCAGGATGGCCGGTTCCTCTGCGGCACACGCCAAAAGGAAGGCTCCATCGGCGGGCCGGGCGGGCACATCGAAGCAGGGGAGTCCCCTGAAGATGCAGCCATCAGGGAAACGCAGGAAGAGTTCGGCATCACGCCGAAAGACCTCATGCCGGTAGCCTTCCTGAGTGACCTGAAACCGCCGTACTGCCCGTCCCATGTGTTTCTCTGCACGGATTTTGACGGCAGCATCCGGTGCGCTGATGGCGAGATGACCTCTCCGGGGTTCATCACCGCCGAAAAGGTGGCCGAGCTGTCCACTCAGAATCCGGAACGTCTGTTCCCGCCGTTTTCCCAGAGCATCACCGCGCTGCTCGACGTTTTATCGTCAAATCCCGGTTTGACATCGGATGCACAAAATGCTAAGATGAAAGATAGGATGGACTTCAACGAAGCCGACCACCCACGGGATGAAAACGGGCAGTTCGCAGAGGGCGAGAGTAGCAGCTCTGGCTCCACCGAAAGCGGACCTGCGGTATCTCCCGAAGGCGAAAATGCTTCGTGCAAAGGGTTTGCAGCCCCCGAAAAGAAAACCGTTCATTTCACCAAGCATGGCGCTGAGTTCGGATTCTCGACAGAAGATGAATACGAAGCGGCTGCGGATAAATTCTTGCAGCAACCATGCGGAGGCGATGTGATCGGCTATAGCACTCCCAAAGGCAAAATCGTCCGTTTCAACGTAAAGACAACGGAATACGCCTCTGGATTTCCGGGCCAGAACGTCTGCACCTACATGAAGCCCAAATGCGGTAGCGGTGGCGTAGCCAAGCCTGACATGGCGATGGCCTACTACAACAAGTTCAAGGAAAAGGACGGTGTGTAAGATGTCTACGGTCAAATCTGGTGAAAGCTATATCTGCCCGGTCTGTGGCAAATATACGTTTGAAAGCGCAGGCGAGTTTGACATTTGCCCGGTGTGCAACTGGGAAGATGATCTCGTCCAGCTTGATGACCCGGATGAAGAAGGCGGGGCCAACCGCATGAGCCTCAATGAGGCTCGTGCAGCGTGGGCTGCTGGGCAGAAAGTAGGTTGAGGAGGATTTGACGGCATGGCGAGAGAGATGAGGTACGACTCAAAGTTGATTCCCAAGAAAAGCACGATTATAAAGAAGCCTCCAACTCCGCCTCCTCCACCGCCTCCTGCACAGGACACCCGGAAGAAAGGTGGAAAATAATATGAGTTGGGTTCTTGAACTTGCTTCAAACATTCCGGCATTCTTGACGTACGTCGTGCCGGGGTATTTGTTTCTGGCTGTTTATCGGTATATGCTGTTCAAGGATGAGGATTCGGCAGATAAGACTTCGAGCCTGCTGCTCAACAGCGTTATCATCAGCTTTGTTCTGAAGACACTGTATGATTTGATAGCCGCATGGCTCCAGCCGAAGCACGAAACTCTCTACCTGATCGGTATTATCCTGTTGAGTATCCTCGCTGGCTTTGGTTCGGCCAAGCTGGTCGTAGGAAAATGTGCAGCGGGATTTTTCAAGAAGCTCGGCGACCGATTTGGCAAAGTCGCCGAGTGGGCGGAGAGGACGATGGCTCAGGCCCGGAGCGCTACGGCGACCTCGACCTCAGCGGTTTCACAGAGCTTGAGCTGAGAATGTATATCCTCATCAAGGCCCGGCTGGCATCCATGTGGGAGCTGAAGAACTGCTACACGCTGGACGAAGCTCTGAAGCTCTATGCGCTGTACCGCATGGAGCAGGACGTGGAGGCCGGCCGGGTAGAGGATATGGCTAAGGAGGTGAGCTGACCAGCATGACCATAAGAGACATCGGCATTCTGTTTGGCTACAAGGTCGATGAATCCTCCGAGCGAAAGGTAGAAGGCAGCATCAAATCGCTGAAGTCGATGGCCTCCAAGGTTCTCGGCGCGGTTGGCATTACGCTGTCCGTGGCCGGTGCCAAGAAAGCCATTGACGGCTGCGTAGAAGTTGCATCCTCCGTTGAAGAAATGGAGAACAAGTTCAACGTGGTCTTCGGCGATATGCGGAATGAAGTCAATAAATGGGCGCAGGAATACTCCGATGCCATTGGCCGCAACAAAAACGACATCAAGACCTACCTTGCCGATCAGCAGAACTTGCTGGTCGGCTTTGGCATGACCCGCCAAGCTGGCGCTGAAATGGCCGAGCAGATGACCTCGCTGGCCCTCGACCTTGCCTCGTTTGGTAACATGGACGAAACAGCGTCCGTAAACGCCATGACGAAGGCTGTCATGGGTGAGTCTGAAGCCGCCAAGACGCTGGGTGCGGTCCTGAACGACAGCACCAGAGCGCAGGCGATGGCTACGCTGGGCCTGAAGGGAACCTACGATAAGCTAGACCAGCTCACGAAGATGCAGGTCAACTATCAGGCTATTCTCCAGCAAAGCCCGGATGCCATTGGCGACTGCCAGCGCAGCCTCGACAGCTACGAAAGCACCAAAAAGCGGTACATCGCCAAGCTGAAGGAAATCAAAACGATAGTCGGCCAGTTCTTCCTGCCGACCTATCAGAAGATTCTGGGCATTGGAGCAAAGGGTCTGACGATGATTCGTGACTGGCTCCAGAAGCTCACCGACCTTACGGATAAGCTGGGCGGCTCACAGCGTGTGCTGTCTGTTCTGGCTGCGGCGTTCACGGCCATGCTCGTGGCGATGAACCTCAAGAAAATCGGAGCGGCCATAACCGGCTTTACGAAGCTGGCACGGGCAATAGGACTGGGCCACGGAAAGGCGCTGGCCTTTTTTGCGGTCTTCCTGTTGCTGGCCCTCGTGATTGAGGACTTCATCTCGTTCATGCGGGGCGACAAAAGCCTGCTCGGAACCATGCTCGAACGAGCTGGCGTAGACTGCGAAAAGCTGCGCCAGAACATCGTCGGAGTATGGACGAAGATCAAGCAGGCCATCGGCTACATCGGCGAAGGCATCCGTAATGTGGTTGTTCCCATATTTGAGGGCATCCGAACTGCGGCGGTGGTGGCGTTTGAGGAGATACAGCAAGCCGTAGCCAAGGTAGCCCCCGGTATCGCTCAGTTCTTCAAGGAATTGTCGAGCGGGAAGGTTGATAAGAAAAAATGGACAGACATCGGTGAATCCATCGGCAGAATTGCCGTGGGCGTGGTGGCTGTCATAGCCGCTGTCAAGGGCATCTCGGCTATCTTTGGCGTGATTACAACCGTTATTTCTGTTGTGAAAGCGGTCATTTCCGTTATTAAGCTGGCCTTTGTTGTTGTAAAGAGCATCATCACCGTTATCAAGGTGGTCGGTGCGGTAATCTCTGTTCTTGCCAGCGCCTTCGGCCCGGTCATTCTGGCAATCGCCGCTGCAATCGCAATCGGCGTTTTGCTGTGGAAGAACTGGGACAAGATTCGTGAGGCAGCAGGCAATCTGCTGGAAGGCATCAAGGCTACGATTGGCAACGTCCGCGATGCCATTGTGACGGGCATCCAAGCGGCCATCGACTGGATAACATCTCTCCCGGCTGAAGCCCTGAAGTGGGGCTCCGACATCATCGACGGCATCGTATCAGGCATCCAGTCTGCGGTAGGTCGTGTAGGCGAGGCTGTAAAAGGCGTAGCCGATAAGATCAAGTCGTTCCTCGGCTTCTCGGAGCCGGAGGATGGCCCCCTGAGCGACTTCCACACCTATATGCCGGACATGATCGACCTGATGGCATCGGGCATCACTTCCGGCAAGAAGAAGGTGAAGGATGCACTGGAAGGCATGACCGGCGAAATGTCGGTCATCGCCAAGGCCAATGTGGTTTCCAAAGCTACCGGGCGGGGCGCAACCGGCAGAACGACCGGTGGACGCACTGTGACCCAGAACGTAAACATCAACAACCAGTTCAACGGCGACCGCGCCGGGCAGCAAAAGAGTTCTGAGGCTATGGATAAGGCCGCAGGCGATGCTACCGGCGAGATGGCCCGTGCGCTGGCATTTGCAAAGTAGGTGAGAGTACATGGCAAGAGCAAAACAGCCCGTCAGCGTCGATGACATCGAGTTTGATGCCCTGATCGACTCCGAAGAAGGCTATGAAGCGGATGTGCCTGAGTACCCGACCGAAAAGGGCTTCAGTGTAAGCGACACCATCGTGCTGAAAGCCGACACCCTGAACATGACGCTCTATGTGACCGATACGCCGGTGACATGGCGGAAACGTACAGGCTCCGGCCCCGGAAAAACGGAAGGCGTTGTTCGTCGGCTGAAGGACCTGTATTTCGCCAAGAAGATTCTCGAAGTCACGACCACTGACTGCGTGTATTCCAACATGGTGATTACAAGCATGAACATCAAGAAGTCTGTGGAGGTCGGCTACGCCCGTGAGATTCCGATAGCCTTCAAGAAGATCGAGGTGACGGAAACAGCCACCGCAGAAATACCGGCCAGATACGGCAAGTCGGGTAAAACAGGGAAAGCCGCTGGAAAAGCAAGCACAACCGCCGCAAGCACGGCGGGAAGCAGCTCATCCAGCGGTTCTTCGTCTGGTTCGTCCAGCTCCAGCAGGAGTTCTGTTCTCTATAACGCTGCCAGCAGCTTCGGCCTGCTGGGATAAGGAGGGCGTTCGTGGACTACTTCGTTATCGAAGTCCCGGACATGAACGACAGCGTTGTGAAGGTTTCCCTCCAAAGCAGGCTGTATCAGCTGCGTTTCACATGGAATGACACCGGCGGCTATTGGATGTTCGGGGTGATGGACTCGCTCGGAACGCCCCTGCTGCTCGGTGTCAAGATGGTTCCGCAGTTTCCGCTCAACCTGCTGTTCGGCCGGGATGATATGCCCAGCGGCATCTTCGCTGTCCTGACCGAAAAGGAGAGCGTCGGTCGGCAGGATTTTGCCGATGGGACTGCTCGTTTTGTGTTTGTCCCGGCATGACGCTGGAACAAATCATCCGGTAAAATCAATTCTCATTTTGAACAAATATCTGAGGGCGGGTTTGACAATTCGTTCTCAGAAGGTTCCAGACAAATTTCCATATACTTTTACTGGTAAAGTCCGGGTTTAATCAGAGGCTTTTCAGAGGTTTTGGGATGGATGCCGCTCAAAATGGACGATTTTATACAGAATCCGTTGGATTGTCCGCCGGACAGTCCTCGGACTGACCAAAACGGGAAACTTTCGCAAAACGCTCATATCATTGGTCACTTTCATTGCATTACCAGAACGGTAAGTTAGAATGAAGATGTGAACCGGGCAAACAAAAAAGAACCAGCGGCTCGCCCTTGCAAAGCACCGCTGGTTCCTATCTCATGCCCGGAACGATATGAAGAAGTCCCGTTACTACAATTATATCATACCAGCGGGCTTCTTTCAACACGAAAAGGAGTGAGTTGATATGAGTGGTAACGATCTTGAACGCGAAGTTATCCGTATGGGCGATGTCGGTGTCGCTATCGACATGGTAGACAGCAACCTTGCGGATGGCAAGCTGGAGCAGGCAGAACGTGCCGTTGTGATTCTCCGGGAAATCTTCAATGCCCGCAACAAAGGGCTGCGGAACTGCTTCTACGGAGGTGATTGGAATGCGATTTGCTGAAGAAGGAACTCAGCAAGGCGAAGTAAGAGGAAACCTTCAGGGCTGCGGAAACGCAGCCTTTTTTGCTGTCACTGAAAGGAGGGAAGGCCGTGCAGAACGTTGACCGCCAGTACCGACTGTCGGCCGGAAAGGCCGGCTCTACAGGATTTGAGGTTGGAAGCGGAAAGCGCCCGCTGCACGTTTCGTTTTCCGTCGAGAAAGCGGACACCAACAGCCAGAACACAGCGAAGGTGACCATCTGGAACCTGAATGATGAACACCTTGCAGAACTGAGTAAAAATGACTGCGTGGTCGTGCTCCATGCAGGGTATGGCAACACCCGTCCGCTCATCTTCACCGGCGTAGTCACATTTGCTACGACAAAAGCTGACGGAGCAGACAGGGCAACGGAGATCGAGCTGGTGGATAACCGCATTGAAGTCCGCGACACCTACGTTTCCGTAAGCTATGCCGGGGCTGTAAACTGCAAGACCCTGATACAGGACACCGCAGACCAGATGGGCGTGACGGTTTCTTTCTCCTACAACGCAGAGTTCAAGGACATCCCGAATGGCTACAGCTATGTTGGCCCGGCAAGAAATGTGCTGACGAAAGCCTGCGAAACCAGCGGATTGACGTGGAGCATCAACAACGGCGTCTTGCAGGTCAAAAAGCCGGGCGATACGATGAGCCGCGAGGTGTATGAGCTTTCGGCAGAAAAGGGCCTGCTGGGCCTCCCAGAGCGTGTCCAAATCTCCAATGAGGACAAGGGGTACAGCTACGGCTGGGACGTGGAGTACCTGATGAACGCCGCAATCGGACTGGACGATTATGTGTATCTGAACAGCAAAGTAGTCAAGGGCTATTTCCGGGTCTACTCGGTGCGGATTGAGGGCGACAATATGGAAGGTTCATGGAGCTGCACGGCCCGCCTGCTGGAGGTGAAGCAAAAATGATGCAGGAGTTTGTTGACCAAATCAATAAAAGCGCCCGCAGCGCGACGGAGGATATGCACACGGCTCTGCCGGGCGAGATAAAAAGCTACGACCCGGACAAGGGCGTCGCCACCGTGTTACCGAAAGCAAAGTTCACAAAGCCCGATGGCAGCACGATGGACTTCCCGGAAATCTCCGGGGTCCCGGTCGCGTTTCCGCAGAGCAAAAACGTCACTATCGCATGGCCCATCAAGAAAGGCGATGGATGCCTGCTGGTTTTTAGCGAACAGGCACTTGATTACTGGATGTACGGCAAGGAAACTGACACCAAGCTGAAGTTCGACTTGACCAACGCCATTGCCATTCCAAACCTCACATCTGGCGGCAACAGCACCATGAAGTTGGCCTGTGATGAGGATGCCGTAGCCATTGCCGCAGGCGACACAAAAGCCAAGATCACGCCCAAGACCGCAGAACTGACTCTCGGTTCGGCCAAGGTCAAAGTGGAGCCGAGCCTTGTGCAGATCACAGTCGGCGGCACGGTGCTGGCAATTTCACCCGACGGCGTGGACATCACCGGAAAGCTCACGGTCAAGGGTGGCATCACCGCAAGGGATGATGTCAAGGCATCCAACGGCAGTATCAGCCTTGCAAACCACGTCCACAGGGGCGACAGCGGCGGCATGACCGGGAAGCCGCAGTAAAGGAGGGAAAAGCGTGATAGACCTGAAGCTCGATGCCACCGGGGACTTAGAACTCTCGGCGGCAGGCGACATTTCAGCTACGGACAGCATCGTACAGGCTGTCCGTATTCGTTTGCTCTGGTTCTTTGGAGAGTGGCGGCTGATGCCTTCGCTCGGCTTTCCGTACTTTGAGAACCTGCTGGTCAAAAATCCGAATGAGTCCAAACTCCGGCATCTTATCCGGGAAACCGTGATGTCTGTCGATGGAGTGAAGGATGTGACGGATATTTCGTTTGACATTGACAAAAAGAACCGCAGTGCGTCCGTTGCGATCTCGTTTACTACGGACGAAGACAGGTTCAGAGAGGAGATCAGAATACCGTGGCAAAATATGGCTTAACACCGCAGGGACCTAACCCGAAACGTCTGGATGCAATCCTCGATGATATGCACGAACGAATGTCGGCCCGCCTCGGCGTGAACACCCGCCAGAACCCACAGTCTTTGCTGAATCACCTGCTGACCAATGTAGCAGATGAAATCGCAGAGCTGTGGGAATTTGGCGTGGATGTGTATCACTCGGAGTACGTTTCCAGCGCGACCGGAGTGAGCCTTGACTATGCAGCGCAGTTCGGCGGCTCCACGCGCGGAATGGCTGCAAAGTCCTACTACAGCATCCTCTGTACCGGCGTGGACGGTACGGCTATTCCGGTCGGCACGTCGATTGCATCCGACACCAGCCCGGCCACGAACCTTGTTTCCAGCGCAGACGCAGAGATCACGAGAGCATCCTTCAACAAGGCCACCGTTATCCTCGCGTCCCCGGAGGCAAAAACAGCCCTTGGGGTGGCTCTTAACGGAAACCTATACACCATTACCCCTGACCCCAAACAAAGCACCAGCGAAGCCCTAGAGGCTCTGGGAACAGCCATCACGGATAAGGACTTCCATGTGACGGTCATCAACGACACCATCGTGATCGAGGCGGTCGATGAAACCAGCTCCAATACGCTGGTCCTGTCAGAAAACCTGACTACTGCTTCTGTGGGCAGCATCGTCACATTTGAGACTGCCGAGCCGGGCGACATCTTCATTCCGAACGGCGTAATCACGAAGATCACGAAAGCTGTTCCGGGCATGGAGTCCGTGGTCAACGTGGGAAGCTATGTTGCCGGTCAGCTCGCAGAGAGTGATGTGGAGTTCCGAAAGTCCTATACGAACAAAATCTACAACCGCTCGTCTGCCATGCTGGAAAGCATCAGGAGCGCTATCCTGAAGAATGTGCAGGGTGTAGTCAGTGTGGCCCCCTATGAGAACTGCACAAACGAAGTGGATTCTGCCGGCCGGTGGCCGCACAGCATCGAGGTCGTAGTCGAGGGCGGCGACGCAACGGAAATTGCCCAGCAAATCCTGAACACAAAGGCAGGCGGCATCAACACTTTCGGCAGCGTAGAAACCACCCTGCACGGCGTTTATGGCGAGGACATCGTGATTCGCTTCAACCGCCCGACGTATGTCAAGGTCTGGTTCCGTGTCGGGGTCACCCTGAGTCCGAACATCAATCCTCCGGCCAACTACGCCGAACTTATCAAGGAGCAGATTCTGGAAAAGATGGCCGGGCTTGAGGCGGGGGAGAACGTCATTCCGCAGAAGTTCAACTTGCAGGTGTCCGGCATCGACTACATCGACGTGTGGCTGTACGCAACGCCGAATGACGGAGATATGCCGGGCGGCAGTTACAATCAGCGCAGCGTGTCCATCTCGGCGCGGGAACGGGCCGTCACCGATGAGAACCGAATCGAGGTGGTCATGGATGGTTGATTACATCCAGAAGCTCCGGGATGATCTTGTGGAGCAGTTCAAGGGCAAGCCGGTCATCGACGCGCTCATGGAGGCCGTCGGTGATGAGCTGAACGAGGTTCGGCAGTTTTACGAAGACCTGCGCAACAAGCGGAACATCCAGACCGCAATCGGAAAGCAGCTTGACGGCATCGGCGACAATGCGGTTCTGACCCGCCTTGAAGCCGGTGCTTTGGCCTGTACCAAGGAATCGGTCTACGTCCTGACTGACGATGACTACCGAACGTACCTGATATACAAAATCTGGAAGAACACCAACCGCTGCACCTACTACGACATCATCCGGGCGTTCAAAATGTTCTGGGACAAGCCGCTGCATTACCGCGAGGACCCGGATGTTCCGGCCACCATGATTTTTGAAACCGACGCCCTGACGCCGGAGGATGATGTTTCCAAGCTGCTGAATGCACCCCTCATCAAGGCCGCAGGCGTGGCCATCATGGTGATTGCAAAGACTGAATCACCAGAAATGGTCGCAGATGTGCCGATGCAGGCCATTCTGGGGCGCGGCTATATGACCACGACCCTGCCGGAGATAGCAGTTGGCGAGGATTTTATCGACACCGTGCTGCCGGTCCCCGCAGCACAGAATATCACGCAGACGAAACTGCCCGAAATCGAGGAGGATGAGTTATGAGCTACTATGGCTTTGTTGTTACGGACAGCGGTCGAGAGCTGATTGCCAAGCTGGTTGCAGGGCAGCAGCTCCCGATCTCGAAGATTATGGTGGGAAGCGGAATCGTCCCGGATGATGTGAAGCCTGCATCCATGACCGCGCTGGTTGAGCCGGTCGCTGCGGGCACATCGACTGCGCCGGTCTATGATGGAGCCAGCGTCCGCATGATCGTTGAATACCGCTCTGACCTGAACGGTGGTCTTGACCACGGCTTCTGGCTCCGGGAGTTCGGCGTATTCGCCTTTGACCCGGACAAGGGCGAAGTCCTTATCTACTACGGAACGCTGGGCGATTATCCGCAGTACGTCAGCGCCGCCTCTGACACCGGCGTGGACGTCCGCCGCTTCCCGGTGTGCATCGTCATCGGCGAGGGGCTGGGCGTCACCGTAGACTATAAGTGCGAGGCATGGATGACGGCGGAGGACGTGGAGCAGTATTGCTCGGTCACGATGCTTCCCGCATTCCTCCGGGAAGCCCAGAAGCTCGTGGATGCCCACGATGAGGACGAAGAAGCCCACCACTCCATCCAGAACAGTATCTCCGACGTGTCCGCCCGTCTGGCTCTGCTGGAGCTGATGTTCAATACCTCCGTCACCGGGAACCCGTTCACGATTACGTTTGAGACGCTGGACGGCACGGTGGTGGAAGGTGTCTGGAACACCACAGCAAAAAGAATCGAGTTCTAATGAAACGAATGAACTTATCCCGTTCACCGCCGCTCAATTTGAAACAAAATTTTACGCCGGAAATTCAATAAAAGGAGGCCTTTTTTATGGCTTATGTAACCTTGGGTTCCAAAGCAGTCGGCAGCACCGTCAAGCTGAAAGTAAATGGTTCTGCCCGAAACTTCATCGTTGTCCATCAGGGCAAGCCGTCCAGCGTCTATGACGATAGCTGCAACGGCACATGGCTTCTGATGAAGGACATTTATGAGAACCGTGCATGGCATAGCTCGAACACCAACGATTATGCCAACAGCACCATCCATTCCTACCTGAACAGCACGTTCCTGAATCTGTTCGAGTCGAACATCAAGAACGCCATCAAGCAGGTAAAGATTCCGTATCGCAAGGGCCACGGTACGTCCACGACTGTCACCAGTGGCTCGAATGGCCTGTCTGCGAAGATCTTCCTGCTCAGTACGACCGAAACGAGTTTCAGCTACTCCTATATGCCGAGAGGCGAGGGTGCAGAGCTAGCCTATTTCAAAGGCTGTGCAGACAATGGTTCGGATTCCAAGCGTGTTGCCTATCTCAACGGTTCTGCCACCGGCTGGTGGCTCCGCTCTCCGGGCTGCAACATCACCTCCAACCGCGCGCTGGTGGTCGGCTCCGCTGGCACCAGTGGCGACACCAACTGCTCCAGCTCGAGAGGCATTCGCCCCGCTTTGATTCTGCCCTCTTCTCTCTTGGTGTCTGACGATGGCGCGGTCTCGACTAACACCGCACCATCTACCCCGGGCAGCATCTCCGTTCCTTCGTCCATTATGGGCGGCACGAACATCTCGATCTCGTGGGCAAAAAGCTCTGATGTAGAAAGCAACCTCGCCGGCTACAAGGTAGAGCGTTCGACCAACGGCGGCAGCTCGTGGAGCCAGATTTATCAGGGTACTGCCACCAGCACCACGAACAATGTCGCCTTTGGCACTGCGTCCGTGATGTACCGTGTCAAGGCGTATGACGATGAGGGACTGGAGTCCAGCTGGCGCACCAGTTCGCAGGTAACGGTGGTCAACAACAACGCCCCGTCTGCGCCGCCGTCCATCGCAGTGCCGAATGATGTCAAGGGCGGCAGCACACTGGTGATCTCGTGGACTGCGGCCAGCGACAGCGACGGCAACCTGAGCGGTTACATTCTGGAGCGCAGCACCGACGGCGGCAGCACCTATACGCAGGTGTACAAGGGCAATGCTCTGACCTACACCGACACCATCACCAAGGGTTGGGCAACCGTGATGTACCGCGTCAAGGCGTATGACAGCTACAATGCGCAGTCCGGCTACACCACCTCCAGCAAGCGCACGGTCGATAACAACACCGCCCCGACGATCACGACCTCCAGCGCAGCCAACCTCGGCACGAAGTCCAGCGGCTTCACCATCTCGTACTCCGTGGATGATGAGGATGCGGTGGACACCCTGACCGTCACCGAAAAGCTGGACGGCACGACCAAGCGCACCTACACCGCGACCCGCAAGACCACCAACAGCTTCGCCGTCACCGGCGAATATTTCCAGAAAATTACGAACGGCAGTCACACCATGACCGTTACCGTGACCGATGGCAAAGCCACCGTCACCAAGAAGTTCACCTTTACGAAGGCCGTCACCGCCGCCAACATCACGCTGGCGCAGCCGATGGAGGCGGATGCCCAGATCACGCTCTGCGCCATCACCGTCGGCGGTCTGATTCCCGCCGACGCTGTGTTCAAGGTGGAGGTCACGAACAACGGCAAGGACAGTTCGCCGGTATGGGAGGACGCCACCACCGAGGCCCGGAATGGCCGGAACCATTTGTTCACGAACCAGACTGCGACCAACGGCTTTGCATTCAATTTCCGCGTTACCGCAGAGCGCGGCGCAAGCGGCGAGAGCGGTTATATCGCTTCGATTCAGGGAGGTTTCCAGTAATGGGTTTGAAAAGAGTAAGAGTCGATTCTGTAGCCAAGTTGCAGAAGAAGAAAACGATGGCGGAATTGCAGGAGGAGAATGAAGCCCTGAAAACCAAAGTTTCTTCTCTGGAAACCAACCTCGTTAATACCCAGATGGCGCTGTGCGACGTGTACGAACAGCTCATCGCGGTCACATCCGCCGCAGATAAGGAGGCATAATCATGGCAGAAGTCTATGCAAACCTCATCCACCGGTGGCGGAAAACCATCGAGCAGGTGCCTGAGAACCTGCGGGAAGAAGTCAAGGCCATTCTCGCGGCGGACGGCAACGCATGAGCCGCCTGCGGGAATTTGCCTTAAAAATATTACTGAGAAAGGAGAAAGGCATCATGGCAGTCATCTATGCAACCCTCATTGTGAATGGCAAGAAGACTCTCGATCAGGTTCCGGCATTGATTCGGAAGCAAGTCGAGGAAATCCTGAAGGACCTCGAAGTCGAGGTCGAATGATCGCGGGGGAGTCGGGAAACCGGCTCCCCTCATTTTTGTAGGACGATTGAAAGGAGGTTCAGATGGACCAGCCTATCACGCGGGCCGAGCATGAAGAGTTCAAGCAAAGGCTCAAAGAAGAAAATTCCCGACAGGACAGGCGAATTGCTTTGCTGGAAGAAAGCGTGAGCAAGATGGGCACATTGTCCACATCGGTCGAAAAACTGGCCCTGAGCATGGAGAGCATGGTCAAGGAGCAGGAGAAGCAGGGGAAACGGCTGGAAACTCTGGAGAGCCGCGATGGAGAGTTGTGGCGTAATGCCGTCGGCTATGTGGTGACGGCCATCATCGGTGCTTTTCTCGGCTATGTGTTCACCCAAATCGGCTTTTAGGAGGTGTGTAAGTTGAGCATCATTACGTTCCTGCGCGGGGATAAGACCGCGCTCACCAAGAACTTTACCAAGTCCGAGTTCGAGTGTCCCTGCGGCTGCGGACAGCAGTCGGTGGACACGGAGCTGGCCGAAAAGCTCCAGCTCATCCGGGACAAGGTGAACCGCCCGCTGAGGATCACGTCTGGCTACCGCTGCATCACGCACAACGCCAGCAAGGCCGTGGGCGGAAGCCCGAACTCCAAGCACCGCTACGGCATGGCAGCGGACTGGAGGACGGAGAATCGGAGTATCAACCCTGTGGCACTGGGCATCCTTGCTCAAGCCGTGGGGTTCGGCGGCATCGGCATCTACTGGCACAGCCGTGGAGCCTTTGTCCACGCCGACACCCGTGGCACGAAAGCGACGTGGCTCTGCACCACGCCTGGAAAGTACCCCAGCACGACCTACAACAAGTTCGTGCTTCCCACCATCCGCCGGGGCTGCACCGGGGACGCGAACCGCAGTGCGACGATCATGCTCCAGAAGCTCCTGAAGCTGAAGGCCGACGGCATCTTCGGAGCAGAAACCGAGAAGGCGCTGGTGTATGCGCAGAAGCAGCACAGGCTGACTACGGACGGCATCTGCGGCCCTGCATCGTGGAAAGCGCTGTCTGGCGCTGATAAGTACCTGTGAGAGGAGATAAGACCTATGACGAATAGCAAAGTGTCCATCGCTACGCTGGCCCGTACGGCCGCTCTGGCGTTTGCTCTGGCAAATCAGGTTTCGAGTACCGCCGGGAAGCCCCTGCTGCCCATCGAAAGCTCGGAGGTCGAGCAGTTCGTGACCACCGGCCTGACCATTGCCACCAGCGTCGCTGCGTGGTGGAAGAACAACAGCTTTACCGCTGCCGCCATCGAAGGTGATAAGCGGATGAACAGCCTGAAGAATCAGGTTCACTGAATGAAAGGAGTAACCGAATATGAATGAGTTTACGAGAAGCCTGCTGTACGTTGCCCTGCTGGTCTGCGTTCCCATCGTGACCGCCTGCATCCAGAAAGGCATTGCCGTGTTCATCGAGTTCATCGCGGCAAAGACCAACGACATCAAGGTGCAGCGCCTCGTCCGCGAAATCGGCGATGCCGTTGCCAATGCCGTGGCCGCGATGAACCAGACCTACGTCAACGACCTCAAAGCCGCCGGGACGTTCAATGAGGCCGAGCAGAAAGAAGCTCTCATGCGGGCCGTGTCTGCCGCTCTGAAAAGCATGAGCCGTGACGCACAGGACTACATCAAGAGTAACTTCGGCGATACGACCCAGTACCTCGAAAATCGTATTGAGGCTCAGATCGACGCCAACCACGTTGCCGCCAAGCAGGCTGCTGTCCAGAATACGCTGAATCTGGGCTGAGTCAGCGCAAAGTCAGCGTAAAATGATAATCCCCCTGTACCATGACCCGTAAAAAGGCTGGTGCAGGGGGATTTTTTTGTTTGCACGGAAATTCCGATGGAACAGCTCCACCAGAAAAATCAATTCTCAAAATAGCCAAATTTCGTTATGTACTTTTGACAAATCCTTCTCAGAAAGTTCCAGACATTTTCCAATACACTCTTACCCGTAACCAAAACGTAAATCCAGAGGCTTTTCAGAGGCTCCCAGCGGCTCGGCATCAAATAGCCAGTGGATATAAAAAATATTTTGAAAAAATTAAAAAACAGATTGACTTACCAGTTGGGTAAGTTATAATGATACTAAGATAAATTACCAAAAAGGTAAGTTATCTACAATTACCGGCATCCGGCTGGTAAGTTGGAAGCACGAGCAGGAGGTGTAGCAAAATGAAAGGTGAGTGCAGTATGACAGCTCTGGAAGCCTCTCGTCTGATCGACTGGCTGAAAGCTCACGGTCATACGGACGAGGAAGCGACGCAGTGTATCAAGTGCATTGCCGGAGTCCTCGACCCGCAGACCGAGGAGCCTAAGAAACAGTAAAGGCTAGGTCCCCCACAAAGTTTGACAGCCACGTGGGAACCTAGCCGGTCGGAACGGGATGGGACCTGCCCCATCTCGTTTCGATTTTATCAGTATAGCAGGGGAAAGTCAAGAGGTTCATAGCTATGTTTGATTTGCGTGAGCATAAAGGCCTCATTCGCCGTTTGGTTTCCGAGGCAAACAAAAATGATGCCAACTGGCACTGGTCACTAAAAGCTCTCAGCAAGACCAAAGCCAGCATTTTCTGGAGCTATCTGGAGTACGAAGGCCATAAGCCGTGCTTTACGATTGAACTTGTCGAGGACGACGATGGCTGCTTGATTTATGCGAAGGATGAGCACGGAGACACACTCAACTTTGAGATAGTTGAGTGTGTAGGTCTTCCTCGCCTGAACACCCCGATTGATGAAGCCATCAAAATGATGGCCTATTCGATTATTAACACCGCCCATGAGTGCTACTGAGCGCACAGCCCGCCGATATGCTTCCTCCATCGGGTTTGCGGTGACCGGTAGGCTGGCCCGGAAGCCCGAATGGGATGGAAGGTTCCAGAACCCGGAGATCGGACTGGACGGTGAGTACCGGGTTCTGGTCGATGAGGGAGGGAACGCTTACTACGTCAACGGCTGGCAATGTGTCATCATCGACCCGGAGGGCATAGTCTTTTGACCGCAGGTAAAGCCCCGGACGTACTCCGTAAAATTTTTCGATAAATCTTCAAATTTCGTTTGACACCAGAGGTGGGTAAGTTAGAATGAAGATACAGAAAAACATACCAAAACGGTAAGATTATGGAGGAACAGACGATGATGAAACTCGAAGCTATGAAGTCTTACATCCGTGAGAACAACCTCACCCACTTGGTCAAGGAACTTGTTACTGGAGCCGACATGGATGTCGCATCCGCTGTTGAGTACGTTTATGATATGAAGACGCTCAGCAAGGCTCAGTTCGCAAGCAAGTACTTCGGCTGATTCGAGAATGGAGGCGTGGAATATGAAGAACGAGTACATCGTAGCGATTGACTACAGCGCAAACTACAAGCCGATGACCATTGATTACAAGATGCTGAAGGCGGAGAACCTGCTGGATGCCATGAACGAGGCCGAGCAGTACATGGACAAAGAAACGGTCTACCTTCTCAAGATCATGAAGCGCAGCGGGGCAGCTCACAAAGTCAAGGGCGTGGATGCACGAGAAGCCACCTACACCGACGTTCTCACCAACCGGGGCAATGGCTGGCACAGCACCGATGTAGCTCACTGCGAGCAGCCTTGGATGAGCCAGATGTGGATGTACAGCAACGGTTTTGTTGACCTCTACTACTGCGAGGAAGTCCGACCCGTTTGTACGACATCCTGATGAAGTGAGGAGGTGTAAACGATGCGTTACCAGATTGTTTACTGCAAGCGGGGCCGGCCGCTCACCATCTGGGCCGACAACGTGGACAGGGCACGGAAACTAGCCGAACAGCTCCGCAGCACTGGCTATTCCGTCGATGTGTGGCAGCACACCAAAGACGGAGCACAAAAAAACAACATCTAACCTCGCCTGACGATGGCCTCTGGCAAAGGCCGAAACGCCCTGCTGGGCGTCGCGGGAGCCACCCGTAAAGAAATTGATACTATGGAGGTTTTAGCTATGAAAAACGAGAACATGACCGCTGAGATGACCCGTGAGTGGGAGAACGACCCGAACTGCTTCCTGCGGATGCTGAACAGCCCCGCACAGCAGCGGAGCCGCGCAGCCCGCCGCCAGAAGGATGCCGACCGGGAGCGTTTCAACAACGTGCTGAACGCCGTTGCCATCGGCGCAGCAGCCTTTGCCATCACCCTGCTCGTTATCTGCTTTGTTCTCTGATGGAGGTATCAGCTATGGATAACCAGAACATGACCTATCCCGAACTGCGGGACCTGTTCGTTGAACACAACAAGACCCAGCTTGCAAAGCCGGTGAGCGCCTGCATCGTATTTGCTGAGAGCAACTGGCCTGACCGCCATTACCCGCTGCGCAGCCGCACCTATGAGATCATCAGTGACAACAAGGCGTTCCGGTCGAGCTGCTGCTCCACCAGCCTGTTCGGTTCCTGCTTGGATGGCACCGACCAGATGGTTCGCCTCGACTGTTACATGAAGGACTTCGGCAACAAGGGCGGCTGGGTCGTTGACCACTGCTACCTGAAGGAGAACAGCGATGAATCCGATGTATGATTGCTCCGGCCGGCTTGACCGGTTCGGCGGAGTAACGGAGCCGCCTGATGATTACTATTTCTCGTACAGAGAGTCTGATGATTCCTGCAACGAACAGGTGGAGGAGGACTGTGACAATGAATAACTCGCGGCGCAAGCGTATCAGCAAGATTGCAGATGCTCTGAATGAGCTGAAGGGCCAGATTGATGAGCTTTACGAGGAGGAGCAGGAAGCCTTCGAGAACATCCCTGAGAGCTTTCAGGGGACTGAGCGGTATGAGGTTGCAGAAAATGCGGTCGATATGCTCGAATCTGCATCCTCCGGCCTCGAAGATGTCATCTCGTTCCTCGAAGACGCGGAGGGCTGATTTATGGGACGCGGAAATGTTTATGTGGCTGGCCCATATGAGGGCTTGTTCTACATCGACAACGATGATCTGCAGGTCTGGCGTAAGGACGGCTCTGACGGAAAGGAGCCTGAAATTCGGATGATGACAGACATCAGCCTTGATGAACTTGTTGCCGATGACTGGTACGTTGATGAAATCGAGAGCAGCTACAAGGAGGAAGACGTTCTCAGATGCTTCTGCGCCGAACTGCGGAAGCTCTGCCCCAGCTTCCAGCCTGCGACCAACTCGAACGTCTGGCTCGGCAATGAGCGCCGGGTCATCCTCGAAAATGAGCTGTTTTACATCTGTGTGGAGGACAACGAGTGGTCGCTGGCCGTCGAGCTTATTCAGAAAGACGGCTACTCCGACTGTCAGAGCGCATGGCTGGCCGGCCTTCAGAAACGGCGCTATCGGGAATACCTCGATAGCATGAAAAAGGCCCTGCTGGCCCACCTGCCCAGCATTGGCGTTCGCACCGGGCCGTGGACTCACGGAACTATCACCAGAGAGGAGGCTGGCGTATGCTGAGTGACATGATTGATGATCTCGTCCGGGCCGACTGCCCGCAGGAAAAGGAAGCAGCTTACCGGCAACTCGAAAAGCTCGGCGTTGACCGCATTACCGCTGATGTCATCGCCGATGAGCGCCGAAAGGAGGCACACCTGTGAGCCGCTATATTCCCCCTGAGGAGATGAATGAAGCTCAGATCAGGGAGCAGTTGGACGCTGCGTATAAGCATTGGGATGACCTGAAGAAAAACGGCGGCGCCGACCCTGCATGGCCGGACGGTCTGCTCCTGAATCTCGTTCGGAACCACATCATCTACTGGTATCGGTTCCTGCGGGAATGCACCAGCCAGACCGTGCAGCTCTCGATGTTCGACGCTGGTATGGATTTGAGGAACGAGCGGCCGTTGCCGCCGGAAGTCCCGGACAGGTACATGGTTCCGACCGGGAAGTACCCCGACCGTCTGAACGGCAAGTGGGATGGCCTGATTTTTGACCCGACAATTTGAGGAAAGGATGAAGGAAGATGACCGATGAAAAGAAGTTCGAGGTTCATGCAGAGATTACGGTCCGGCTGACCCAGCAGGATGTTGATGACATCATGGTTTCTGCGTTGGAGGGGGGCATCTGCTACTGGTCCGACTGCGCAGAGGTTGTTGGCTGCTACCTTAGCGAGTACGCCAGCGGACAGATTTCTCGCGGCGGCAAGCTCAAGATTCATGTTGATGAGCCGTTTGATGAGGCGAACACCGAATGGTACGAGTTGGACATGGAGAAGTTCGCACAGGGCTTCCGCCTCTGGCTGGAGAACGGCGGCGATCGCTACGGCGCTGTCAGCAATGGCGAAGTTGACACCTGCGAGATCGACGGCGAAATGGCAGACCTCATCATCCAGTACGCCCTGTTTGGCGAAGTAGTGTACGGCTGAGGGGAGGCAAAATGATGATGGCATGGTTGATCGTGGTAGATCAGTGGCTCGAAACGGCCACGGACATCCTCTGCGCTGCCTTTTGGGCAATCGTCGGGGCGATGGCCGTTGTGGGCTTGGCGAGGCTCTTTCTGGGGAGGCGTTGGTAATGAGAACACTGAGAGAGCGTGATGCGCTGCTTGAAGAATTGTGGAAGCGGTTCGGGGATGTCCCTATGGACCCCTCCACCGAAACGATGGAGGCCCCGTTTCTGGATTTCCCGGCAGGAACCAGCCGCGTTGACATCTGGCACTGGTTTGATGAACGGCATAGCAAGGGCATTGCCTACTTGATTTACAACGAGGATGCCTCTAACGCGGCAAGCATCACGAGCCTGCTGCACTGCCAGAAGCTCTGCACTGAATGCTGTTCTGAAACCTGCGTGTTCAACTCGCAGGGCATCTGCATGGCCCCGTTCCTGACTGGGAAGAAGCCGGGCATCCATGATGATGGCTGCACCGATTACTGCCCGAAGCCGTTGGATGGCTGTGAGCTGGTTCGCTCCTACTCCGAGCATGAGCTTCGGAGCTATGAGGAGGACGTTCGGGAACATATCTCACAGTTCACCGACGAGGAGCTTATGGAAGCCTATGAGCTTGACCGCACGACGCTCAATGCGCTCGCCCCGCGTGCGGCGGTCTTGATGCGGAAGTACATTGATAATGACGATAGCTGGACGTACCACCGCGATTATGCAATCTCGGAGGCCGTCAGCGAGTATAAGGAGGACAAAGACAATGGCTGAGAAAATGATGCCCTATGCGCTGCGAATGACGCTGGCAGTGCTTGCAAATAAGCCCGATGATGCCCGCAGCATTTCTGCCGAGTGCGTCACCGCGATGACCAAAGAGCTGATGGGCGTTGTAAGCCGGTATGACCTGATGGACTTCCCGTTCATGGTTGCTGCCCTGCGGCTCACCGCAACCTCGCTGGAGTCCCTGCTGGATGAGCACGGAAAGGGGATTGCCGATAACATCGTCGCCAACACCACCTGCATCACCATTGATGCTTCCGAGCTGAAGCGTCAGGCTAAAGAGGAGGAGTAAGGATATGGAAATCAAGCGCGGCGACATTTGGTATGTGAGCAAGGACAACTACACCGGCTGTGAGCAGGCGGCGGGACGCCCGGCAATCATCGTTTCCAACGAGAAGAACAACGCCTGTGCAGAGACGGTAGAGGTCGTATACCTGACCACCCAACCGAAGAAAGACCTGCCGACGCACGTTCTCATCCGCAGCTCTGAACGTGAAAGCACTGCCCTCTGTGAGCAGATTACGACCGTATCGGTTGACCGCCTGCTGGGCTACAAGGGCCATCTGACCCCGGCAGAGATGACCAACGTGGAGGTTGCAATGCTGATCTCGCTGGAGCTGGAAGTTGGAAAGCCCGTAGAGAAAATCGTGGAGGTCACGAAAGAAGTTCCGGTCATCCGGGATGTCAAGGTGTCTACGCCGGCGTCGAATCCGAACATGGCTGCGGAGCTGGCCGCAGCGAAAGCCAAGTGTGAAATGCTCCAGACCATGTACGAGAGCCTGCTGAATCGGGTTCTGGCTGGAAAGGCAGGCTGATGGTATGCGAGCATCTGAAATGGTACGCGCCGCTCTTGCAGGGGCTGGAAAGACCCAGAAAGAGCTGGCCGAACACATGGGCTGGAGTCCTCAGAATCTCAGCGGAAGGCTGAAGAACAATTCGCTTACCTTTGATGAGCTGTCGGAAGCTCTGCATTTTGCCGGGTATGAGATCGGCATGAGCGATGCCTCCGGGGCCGGCCTCCCGGTACTGAACAACAGCAGCAGCCCTGCGGTGGCTCAGACAGTAGACGGAGTTCGGTATGATACGCGGAAGGCGGAGTCAATCTGTACGAACAAGACTGCGATGTTTGAGGACTTCTATGTGGAGCTGTTCGAGGATGCCGCCGGGAACTACTTCACCGTCCTCTACCAGCTTTCTGGATGCCAGCATCATACCATCACCCCGGTAAGCGCCCATGCTGCCCAGCAGTTCTTAGAGAGGTTCGGGAGCAGAGCATAACTGCTGGCTAAAGTTCCTTCGGTATACGGTAAATTTTTTTGTGAAATCTTCAGTATAAGTTTGACTTACCAGACCGGTAAGTTAGAATGAAGATACAGAAAACAACTTACCAAAACACGGAGGATTTAGAAATGCTGAAGGTGAAAGAATACAGCAGCTTCGAGGCTTTCGAGCAGGACGCACACAAGCAGGACGTCGATCTGGTTGCCATCGTGAACAAGCCGAACGGCATGGTTTGCGCCGACCTCATCACCGACTGCAAGATGTGGCAGACCGCGGTCAACCGCTTCTTCAAGGCTCTGGCCGGGGATGAGCGCTTTGATGGCTGGCAGGAAACCATCACGGAGTGCATCAAGGAAGGCTTCTGGCAGGACAAGGCGCTGACCGATGGCAAGTACACCGGCGGCTACTTCTGGGAGGTTGAAGACCTCGATGGCCGGTTCTACATCTGCCTGAATGTTGTCAGAAAGGAGGTTGCCTGATATGACGGTTCTGGACCACATGAAAGCCGCCGGGTATGACCCGAACGCGGCGCGCAATGCGGATGATCTGCGGCGTATGGGAGCCGGTACGATGGAATGCGAGAGCATCCGGCTCCGTACGTTCCGCTGCCGTCCCTACCAGTACGAAGGTGAGATGTTGGCCGTAGAGGCCACCGCAATGGTTCCCTTTACGGATGGTACGCAGCGGCCCTACCCGGACGGATGGCCGAGCAGCATCAAGGCAAGCGCAATGGCTTTTTTCAGGATTAAGGAGGATGAGTGATATGGCAAAGCGGATGATGAAGCTCACCGTTGAGGAAGTCCGGGCGAACATCCCGTACGACCTCATCTGCATGGTTCGCTACGGCTGCACTTGGAGCAGCGGTCGCCGCCGCAGGGCATGGCTGGCCGACTTCAGCGAATCGGAGCGGAAGGCCGCAGGGCGGCTGTTCCGCATGGCTCACAACTGGACGGTCGGCCGGGGCGTTCCCGATACCGTGCAGATGAGCCGGAAGACGTTCCACCTGTGGCAGAAGCTCGGCGACTTCTGCGCGTCCATCTGAAAGGGGAAGCATCCGCATGGAGAACGACGCTACTAAAACCATTCTTCCATCGAAGGAAGCACTCAACGAGTTCTTGAAGGCACACAAGTACAAGTCTTTCCCGACTGCCGTTGAGGCGGCACGGAACGGCAAGAAACTTGTCTTCATTTTTCTCGACTGGGAAACTTACGGCGACCGCAGCTACTACTACTGCAAGGAAGATGATACCGTTTACTCCGACTACCTCAGTATCGGAGATTAAGGAGGAATTTGCTATGACCGTTGAGTATCGCACCATCCGTGATGCTGCTGAAGCGTGGGTCCGCGAAATGAATGCCATCCCGCAGGGGATGATTGAGAAGCTGATGGGCATGAACACCGATGACTGGACCGAAATCACCAAGCCTGCTGCCGGTGACACCGTATACGTTTATGATCTGCCCGATGAGGTTGACAGCCTTGAGCATTGCGGCACCATCAAGAGCTATAACGAGGAGAGCGACCTGTACTGCATCGAGCTGTATGATGGCAAGCTCGTTTCCGCCGAGGAAGATGACTTTGATGTTGAACGGGACGGCGTTCTTCCGATGTGGGGAACGATGTGGTCGTTTGGCGACAACATTGATGATTGGTGGCTTGAGGAAAATGGCGGTCTTCGAGCCATGTCTGACTGCGGCTTCCGCGTCTATCAGTCTGACGAGTTCGGCTACTTCTTCGGCATTGATGGTGCCGGTTACGATTTTTACGAATCGCACTGGGAACCGCTCTACAAGGCTCGCGGTCTCCAGTGGCATGACCCGATGGCCGAGGAGGAACGCCAGATGCTCCACAAGGGCTATACCAAGCGGTCGCTCGGCAACAAGTGGGTCTGGTGTGACAAGAACGGCGCGGCGGTCAAGGAGGTGGGCTTCAGTGTACAAAATCAGAGGTAAATATCCCGGCCAGCCGTGGGAGGACATCGACGAGTTCGACACCCGGCCCGAAGCTCTGAAGATGCTTGCCGAGTACCGCATGGCCTATGGGCCGGGATGGCGGTTCACCATCAAAAAGGCGGTGGCAAAATGAGCAGATATGAGCAGCTTTCCATGTTCACCATGAACGTGGACCCGGTTACTGCCACCTGCTGCATGGATGGTTGCCCGGCTCGGGCCAGCCCGGTGGAGCCGTGGATGGCAGCGCTCATCCCCGCTGGAGAGTATGTGGTGCAGGTTGCTGGGCATCCGCTGGTTCTGCGGCCCATGCCCGGCAGACAGGCCGACATCCAGCGTGGGCATGAATACTACCACTACATGATCGGCGGGCGGCTTTATGCCGGCACATTCGTTGGGAGGGATGCACGATGATGGACAAGATCGTGGTCACAGCGGCGGACATCGAAAAGCTCCTTGCATGGCGGGATGAGCACAACGATCTGGTTCGTTCGATGCCGGTTCCCCTGCGAGAAGTGGAAATCCAGATTGTCGAGAGCGGCATCTCCATCAAGTGCTTCCGCTCTGACAAGAAGCTGAAGCTCTACCTCGACAGCCCGGCCCGGAAGCTCGGCCACGTTGTCTTCGCTCCGCTGGGCAACGGCTTGTGGAAGAAGAAAGTGAGTACGCTCCCTGCGGACTGCAACCCCGCCGAAACTGAACAGGGCGCTTTGACCGTGTATGGCTCCCTGATGGCGCTGATGACGTATGGAGCGGGCAGCATCCGTGGTGGCGTGGCTACCACAACCTCGAAGGCTCCTGCTGAACGTAAAAGCTCCACAAAGCCGAATACGGCAAGCACCACATACATCATTCACTCGGCCGGAAAACAGCTTACAGTGGTTCCCAGAGGCCACCATGCAAGCCCGGCCTGTTCCTTTACCGTAAGAGGCCACTTCCGCCACTATAAGAGCGGCAAGACGGTTTGGATTGCGGAGTACCGCAAGGGAACTGGCCGCAGCCGGGGAAAGACCTACAAGATTGGAGATGATCTGGATGACCGAAAAGTCCGAATGGCAGTTCCTCGTTGATTACGTCAAGGATAACACGACAGACTTTCGCAACGCCGCCTGTCGTAGTCAGCTCATGGCCCTGTGGACCGCATACTGTATGCACAACGACCTGTGCGTTGATACGAAGATGTACGATGCAACGCTTTTTGATTTGTGGCTCGCCGTTTCACTTGAGCAGCGGCGTGCTTTGCATATCTTCCGCTTCAGCGAGTTCGATAGTTGGATGAGCCAGTGGCTCGTATAAGAAAGGAGTTTTTATATGCTTATGTTTTCAAAAAATGTTCCTTATATTGCTCAGGCCGGGCTGCTCCTCTCGCTTGGCGACGACAGTCACGCAAAGAAACTCATCAATGATGCGCTTGCCGAAATGACCGACGGCATTTGCGAATTTGCACAGGGCTATATGCGTGCTGATTTGCAGCTTGTTGTTGCAGCTCTGAAGGCCACAGTTGACGCGCTGGAAGCAGTTCTCAATGACGATGATAAAGCCTTCGCCGATGATGTGTACCATGGCATGAATATTGCATCTATCGACGTTTCCGCATTTGTGAGTCAGGCAAAGGAAGGTGATAGAAATGACCAATGAACGCGCAGCCGAAATCCTCAACCCTGCCCACTATGAGGACCACGACAGCCTAGAAACCGTGCAGGAAGCCTGCCGGATGGGCCAGGAGGCTTTGCTGCTTACTGTTGAGCCAAATAACCGGTGGGTGAGAACTGCGGACAGAATGCCTGATATTCCGGGCGATGAAAAATCATGGGCTCATGTATCTGTAATAGCGGCTAGAAGGGGCAGCAAGAAGTCCGGCCCGATGATTTATGAACGTGCTGTTATTCGGGGTAAAACGGTCTACCGCTGGAAATATGTTTGGGGCCGAATTTACGATGATGATGACATTTTTGCATGGATGCCATACCCTGAAGCTCCAAAGGAGGAAGAAAATGAATAAAGCCGTCCTCATCAGCATTAGACCAGAATGGTGCAAAAAAATCATCACAAAGGAAAAGACGGTAGAAATCCGTAAGACGATGCCATCTGTAATATCAGAGCCCTTCAAGTGTTACATCTATTGCACAAATGGTGCGCCTCTTTTCTACTGGAAAGCCGCAAACCGTATTCGTTTCGATTTGAGGCCCCACGATTCGCTCGACTGTAAAGCAAATGGGATGGTTGTAGGCGAGTTTACTTGCAACGGTATAGACTTTATCCAGCGGATGGGAATCGACAACAATTTTGATTATTGCTACCTGTCCCTCAATGAGTTTGGAAATGATGATATTGCCGTTGAGATAACGGATGTAAAAAAATCCTGCATTCGCAGAGCGGACCTGAGCAAATATGCCGGAAAGGCTCCGTTCTTATATGCCTGGCATATCTCCGACCTCAAAATCTACGATGAGCCACGAAGTCTGAACGAGTTCTGCCGTTTTGATTTTCAAAGCATGAACGGAACCGATGTCTGTAGGAATGAGAGTTGCGAGCATTATCAGCCGTCTGGAAGCTATATGCTCCCGCCGACCTGCGCAATCAATGGCTGCTGTTTGAGCAAGCCGCCCCAGAGCTGGTGCTACGTTGCTGAGGCAGAGGAGGACGACGCCTTATGAGTAAGAAACGGTATCTTGAAGCTGAGATGCTGAAAGAGTTCCTGCGCATGGGCATGAAGGTAGGCCATATCCACACATTACGGGATGTGGAGAACTATATCGACACCCAGCCAGAAGCTACCCCGCAGGAAGTGGCCGGTCAATGCTGGAGAAATTCCAAGTATGACCCGCCGACAGAAGCGGATGCTGACAGACTCGGAAGAATCATTGTTTGGGGAGCCGCGGTCAAGCACGTTGACATCACATATTGGGAGAATGCAATTTTTTACCCTGTGGACGTTCCGTTCTGGATGCCGTTGCCTGTAGCGCCGGAGGAAAAAGCAGAATGACACGTAAAGAAATGTTTGACCTCAGCATTGCAAGTGATGGATTTCGTGATGCGGTCAGAAAAGCGCTGTTTGAATGCTCCAAATTTCCGCCCTGCACCGAGCGAATGATCGTTGAGGGAAGACTGGCTGAAGCGCTGTATTTTTCAGAGCGGATGATGGAAAAAACGTACAAAGACCTTGAAACGGAGGAAAAAACTAATGTGGGCTGAAATATCTGATGCAGCCAAGTGGCTGGCTGTTGGAGCTGCGATTGTCGCAGCCATTATCGTAACTGGGCAGACGTACCCGTTGTGGTTCTTTCTGATTCCGATGATCTGTTGATGAGGAGGTGCCGACCGTGGAACTGAAGAACAGCGAGCATTACAACGACCCGACGCCGTATGAGGCACACAAGAACATCCGCAAGGAGGAACAGCTTGAAGCTGCCCGGATGCGCACCATCAGCGCATTGGTCAGCGCATTGAAGCAGGTAGCCGATCTCGCCGGGTTCGAGATCGTGGGCCGGGTTGTTCTTATGGACAAGGATTCCGGGAGGATTTTCAGATGAGTACCCCAAAGTGCGAGATGTGCGGACGGGACATACCGAATGCCAAGAACCGCCAGAAGTTCTGCCCCGACTGCGTAAAGAAACGTCAGGCCGCACAATCCCACAAGTCTTATCTCAAGCACCGCGAGTATTATCTGGAACGCAGCCTTGCTCAAGCTGAACGTCGGAAGCAGGAAGCGCTGGAGGAAAGGATGCTGGAGGAACTTTTGCTCGCAAAAAGACCGGAACCGAAGTACAGCATCACTCAGGTGGTCGAAAAGGCAAAAGACCTCGGCATCAGTTACGGCTGGTGTTCGTATCTGCTTTCGGTCGGAAAAGTCTGTATGGAATGAAAGGAGAGCGCTTATATGACGCTGATTACGAAGTCCGAAGAGATGATGCGTCTCGTTGATGCGAACGCCTACAAGCGCATTTTGGAGGGCTGGCTCTCTGAGGTGCACTCCGGTGGGGACGAACAGGAAAACGCAGAAGGCTCGGCAATTTTCAGCTGCATCTGCCAGCTTGATGACTCTCCCACTATTGACGCCGAGCCCGTCGTACGCTGCAAGGACTGTGAACACTTCAAGAACTACGGAAAGACATCTTTGCTCGCCGATGGAAAGAACATCAAGGCGGGGTGGTGCTATAGACGGATTCGGTATGATGAGGAGTACCGGATGCCGCCGGACGGTTTCTGCTCATACGGGAAAAGAAGGAATGGAGGTAATGGCAATGCGAAAAATTAAGGAAGCGAACGAGCTGATGGCCGTATCTGTCCGGCAGGGTGTTGAGCTTTCCGCCATTGAGGCCAAAATGCTGCTGGGCTATCTGGAGGGTCATGACTACAGTCTGATGATGGATGACAAGTTCCATCTCTCCCTGCATGACAATCAGGACGGCGAGAATGCTGACAACGATCAGCCGTACACCATCCGGGACTGCATCGACTTCTGTCAGGAGATGAACAGCGAGCTTCTTCTGGAGGAAGCGGGAAAAGAAGGCGGCGACCCGGACTATTTCAGCGAGCTTCAGAAGGACGAGCTGATTCTGAGCATGATGATGGAACGCGCAAAGGTAGCGCTTCCGCCCCGGACCAGCACCTACGATGTGGTCATCGTCGAATACCTGAAGAAGGTCGTACCCGTCGAAGCGGCGAGCTGGGAAGAAGCCAAGATGCTTGTCAACGAGGCGTGGGACAACGGAACCTACGTCTTGACCGCAGATGACTTTGCCGGGGTGAGCTTTACGCTCGGCCGCTGA